GTCAATGCCTCGCCGGGTGCCTTGGTCATCTGGTACTGGAGGATGTCGTCCGCCGATTTCGCCAGCTTCGGGTTGCGGTACATCTTCGCGATGGCAGCACCCGTGTCGGCAACCGAAGGGTCCTTGCCGGGCACGTAGTTGGCTTCCACGAGATTCCCGCCTGCAAAGCCTTTGTTGCCCGGCAGGGACTCGTAGCCGCCCGGCGTTGCCTGCGGAAACTCCTGCATCTGCTTGACCGCATCCGCCACCTCGGCCTGACTGAGCGCGCCGCGCTGCGCGTTCATGGCCTTTTCCTGTTGCCCAGCCGTGAAATCGGCCACCAGCGGGGAAAGAGCCTGTGCCGCCTGCCCCCAGCCGCCACCGATGACCCGGCCCGGGATGCGCTGGCCGGTGGACAACGTGAACCCGCCCACCTCCGTGTTGTCGGGGGTGTAGGGCTTGCCATAGCGATCACGCAGCGCCTTGATGCGCGCTGCCTGCTGGGTCAACCCAGCCTCCTGCGCCTCGAAGTCGGCTGTCGGGTCAACGAGTGGTTCGTCGTAGTAGGCCATGGTCAGGGCTGGCTGGGGCCAGTGCCGTAGTAGTCATTGTTCTGCAGGAAGGTGGACAGGTCATCCTGACCGCCATTCCAGAAGTTCGCACCGTAGGTGTTCGCCCCGGTGCCGTAGTAGCCACCCCACAGGTTTGATGCCCCGCCAAACAAGCTGCCGAGACCGCTGGCAGCGCCGCCGATGCCCCCAGCGGCACCCAGCAGGCTCGATGCGCCACTGATGTTCTGGCCCCGCCTTGCCGCCTCGATGTTCTCGTTGGAGATATTGCCCGAGAAAGTATCTCCAGCGGCACCGTAGGCATTCAGCGGCTGGAACACCGCACTGGTCGGCGATTTCGCTGCCCAGTCGTTCGGGTTGAGCGAGTTGCGCACGCCGGTCAGCCCGGTCAACCCGGACATCGCCCGGTCGAAGGCCCCGGTGCGCTCACCGAACTGCTGCTGCCGCTCCCTGTTCATCAGGTCGGCCTTGCCAAGGTTCTCGGTGTAGCCCTGTGCCCGGCCGCGCAGCGCCTGATCGTACTCGGTGTTGCCCTGCGTATAGCCTGCGAGGATCGCCTTGTCTCGGGCATTGCCATAGGCGTCGTTGATCCCGCGCTCGGCGTTGTTGCTTATCTGAGAACCCTGCGTCAACCCCTGCGCGGCAAGGCGGTTGCGCGTCGCGGTCGCCGTGCGGTCCAGTTCGGGTTGTTGCAGTCGCTGCCATGCGTCGATGACCGGCTGGCTGTAGCCACCGACCTGCGGCATCGCTCCGAGGTTGCCTGTCAGATTGGGGTCGCCCCAGCCCATCAGGCCGCTGGTGTCCACACCGGCACCCACCTGTCCCGCGAGGTTCTGCTGGCCCCCGACCGTCGCGTTGAACAACGGGCGCATCCAATCGGCCACATCGGTGGTGTTCTGCCATTGCCCGTTCGGGCCAAGGTTCCATGTAGAGGAACCCAGCGAGTTGTACTGGTTGGGCCGGTTGGCTGTGTTGGTCTGGTTGACCGCTTGGTCGTTGTAGTTCTTCTGTTGCCCAGCAAGAGCACCGAAGTCGGGGACTGCAGCCATATCGAAACTCCAGTTTCCTTATAGGACACCACCGGCCGAAACCGTATAGTCCGTGTTGATCCAGATGACCTCGCCATCGGAGCGCGTTGCCATGGCAAGCGACCCGGCAAAGCCCATCCCTTCGGCGCTGGCCCACTGCTTTTGCGCGTGCAGGCCCCCGGCCCAGTAGGCCGCATCCCAGATGGCCGTATCCCACGCGGGATACCCGGGCGTCGGAGGCTGCACCTGAATGACCGGAATCTGGAACCGGAAGTCGTAGGCAATCGCGGCCTTCCATACGACCTGCCGATCCGTGAGGAAGTTGGGCCGGAACAAGCCGACCTGCTTGTTGTTCGCCGGGGTACCGAAATAGTTGTACGCCTGCTGCACCAGCGCGGTGATGGCCTTGCCAGCAACGTCCGCGATCGACACGCCATCCGTGTGACCGGTCCAGCCCTGCATCACCTTCGTGCCCGAGCCGAAGAATGGAACGTCCTGATAGTCAACGACCCAGCATGTCGCATCAAGGCCGAGGAACGTTGTCCACTGGGAATTCACCGTGTTCTCGCACAGTTGCAGAGAACCCTCGGTCGTGACGCTGGGAATGTTGATGATCAACTGGTTGATGCTGGGGACGAACTTCACATCCCAGCCGGACAGGAAGCCGTACAGGTTGGCTTGCTCCGCGAGGAACTGCTGCACCAGCTTGGCTTCGACGTTGCTCTGCGGCCCCGTTGCCTGATTGCTGGTGAACATGTCGTTCATGGACATCAGGCCCTGCGTCGTGACGAACTTCAGGTCCCCGCTCACCTTGGTATGGAAGCGATGCCCGGCGATGGGCGCACCCGCGTAATAGACGCCCTTCAGGCTCCATGAACCGTCCACATCCACATCGGTTCCTTGGTAGACAGCGACATCTCCCTCGCTGCTGAAGGCGACCAGCAGGTCATTGCTGCCCTCGCCATCGCCCACCGTCCACGTTGCCAGCGACTGCAGATAACCGCCGCGTTTGAACAGAGGACCGAAGTCGAAGGACTTGTAGACCCCATAGACACTCTCCGCGTCCGCGTTGTACCAGCCGAAGGTCGTATCCTTTTCCACGAACCAGAGTCGCTTCTGGTGGATCGTGACATCAATGAAGTTCCTCGGGTCAACACCGCTGATGGTGCCCGCCACGATGCCGTCTCCCGCGATCAGCCGGCCGTAGATCACAGCAGGAGGTGCCGTCTGGTGCAACCAGATGGGGTTGTCCTGTCCGGAAACGAATACCTTGTGGGTACCCGCGCTGTTGGCAAACATCGTCGCCTGCCAGATGCTGGTCGATAGGCCGGTGACCACAGGGGTATCGACGGCCTTGACCAAGGCCGTATCCCGGCTGGTCACGTCGAACATGCCGTCGCTTGCGAAAGCGTAAAGGAAGTCCTGCCCGGTACGGGTATGGAAGGCGTACAGCGATCCCACCGTGGCAGGCAGGCCCGTGTTCCATTCCCTGTAGCCGCGCCGATGCGCACAGCCGTACACCTCGGGCCACCAGTTGACCATCCGGATGGCGTTCTGGGGCGGCATGCCAAAGAGACTGTTGAAGAAGTCAACGCCTCCAATGGCAGAGGGCACCGTGGTGACACCTGCGGCTTGGGCTGCGACAGCGGGCATGGCTATACGTTCCAGTTGCCATCAGGCACGGACCATGGGCCGATGAAGAAAGGTGTTCTCTGCGGAGTCAACGACAGCACCGGGGCACCCACATCCTTGCCCTTCAGGGACTCGTACATGCGCTGGAAATCATTCTGCGCGGCCGTCTCCGGAAAGCCCTTGAGTTGCAGCCACTTCAGCTTGGTGTACTTCACCATCAGCCATGGGTGATACCAGACCACATCACCATCCGCGATGATCATCGACTGGTTGGGCACCTGCGAACCCGCGCCCTGCACCCAGTTGTCGCTGACGTACTCCATCGAAATCTGCCAGAGACTATTCGATGCCGGGATGGGCCACACCTCCAGCTTGTTGTTCATGACCCGATAGCGCATGCGCGGGAAGGACGCGAGCAGTCCACCCTTCAGCCACGCCCACTCCGCTGCGGACTTCGGCCCGAGCAGCGGCCAGTGGTTGGTCCGGTCCCACTGGGTCTGGTCGATGAAGTACGACCAGCCCGGAGGAAGATCGTAGGCCCCCTTGTCAAGCTCCAACTGGACAAGCCATTCCTTGCGGAATTGCTCCCATGGGTAATAGAGACCCAGCTCGTTGCCTGCGCTGTTCAACGCGGCGAGCAACTGGTTGTTCTGGACAACGTTGGCGTCATCCGGCCCGAACAGGGTCTGGACCTTGGCAAGCCCGACCTCACCCGCCACCTGATTGACGATCTGGAGCGCGGGCCAGTATTGCATGGGGTCCTACTTCCGCTTGTCCATTTTCTCGAAGGCTGCTTGCAGTTCCTCGACCTTGCGGTTGAGGACGGCGATGTGGTTGTCCCGCTGTTCAAGCTCGGCCTGCATCTTGAGCATCGGAGCTTCGCCGCGCGCTGCTTCGAGATAGCGCTTGGCGCGGTCGCGCATCTGGTTGTTGCCCATGAACTTCTGGGCGTTCACATCCGACAGTTCGGCAAGGTCTTCGACCGTGAAGATGTTGGAGTAGTTGAGTTCCGCGATCTGCGACTTGGACAACCATGTCATCTCGGACAACACGGTGCCGTTGATCGTGTGCTGTTCGGTGTTGGCCTTCCAGTTGTCGTAGGCCCGCTTGAAGCGCCGCTTGTAGTTGTCGTCCATCGGGAACGTGGAGATTTCCCGCGAGCCGGGAACGATGATCTGGATGTACTCCTGATCGTAGAAGATCGGCCGACCCTCCTGCTTGCTCTTGAACTCGTTCTGCACGGCGCGCACCTCGAAGCGCACGCGCAGCTTGTCGTCATCGGCGTACTGCTTGCCGTCCTCGTAGGTCTTGTCCAGTTCGTATTCGCCCAGCACTGCTGACATGTGATGCTCCGTTGGTTAATTCTTGACCCAGAGGTAGCCGTTGGCTACCGTGGTGGTCCCTTGGGCAACGGATGCACCTGCCCCTGCGGTGAACACCGTTCCCGCGATGGTGCCGGTGGCCCCCGCAGCAACGGGGGCGCCACTCGTCACCCACGTCATGAGGGCACCCGCCTTGTCGCGCCCCGGCGTGCCCGCAGCGGCAACCAGCGATGAGCCGTCCGTGGGGGTACCTCCCAGCGCGGCCACCTTGAGGGGTGACCCGGGCACCGACGAGTCGGTGCCGATGTGGCCGTTCCACATCTCGGTATTGGCGGCGGTCAGCTTGTCATAGCCAATCGGGGGTTGCACAGCCGGTCCACCGGGCGGACCCACCGTGACTGCCGCGTTGATCGTGGCGGAACCGTAGTCGGCGGACATGGTGTGCTCCTTACAGCTTGGGTTGCGCGGTCGGCGGGGCCGGTGGCAGCGGGGTTCCGGGCTTCAGGCTCGGGTCGATGCAGATGTAGCGCCAGCCGACACCGGGGATGCCCGCGACGACCCAGAACTTGCCCGAGGGC